GGCCCTGGTCCCAGACCTGGCCCCCGACCTGGCCCCCGACCAACCTCGAAAAGCCGAACGACCCGGCGAACGGCGAATCGAGCCACACGACGATACCTGGTGGTTCGATGCCGGCGGCTCCGTAGGCATCGCGCACGCCGTCAAGGGCACGATCACGCTCAGCGGGCTCGGTGGACAGTCCGTGCACGAGCCACTCGTCTCGCATCATAGGGAGCGCCGCCTCCTGTTCCGCTGTCAGTTTGCTGAGCATCACTCGGGCCTCGCCTTAGCGTTGGGGGAGTCGCCCGCCAAGGGAATGAGGGGGGCCTCGGCGGGCAACTCCGTTGCGGTCGACGAGACGAACGCGGGTTCGTCTACGTCGCCGGACTTGTCGATAGTGTCGAAGACGAAGGCGCCAGCGTCGGTGGCTTCGGCGAGCATGATGGTGCCGTCGTCGTCGAGAGTGAGCCGGGCCTCATCGGCGGCGAAGGCGTGAGCGGCCGAGCTCGACAGGTCGAGGTAGGGCACGAGAGCGCGCACGGCCGACTTGCGCCACATAGCCTCTGGCCATTTCGTCCACGGCGAGTATGGGCGGGCCTTCACGTTCGTCCACGAGTCGGCCAGCGCCCGTCGGGCCTCGACCTGCCGACGGTTGAGGACCACGAAGTTGTAGCCACCATTGACGTAGCGGACGACGGCGAAGGCGTGGGTCAGTTCCCCCTCGTCGCCATGCTCGTCGCTCGGCCGGAACTCCAGCAGGTCGGCTTCGAGCCCGCGTTCCCACACGAAGTGGTCGCCCTGGCGGACAGCCTCGGCATAGAGCGTCTTGATGGTGCCGCTTCTGCGGGCGAGCCGTTGGTAGCCGCGGTAGCCGATGGCGAGCCGGCATTCCCACACCCCGTGGTCACGCCGGGGGAGGAGCCATGCATCCTGGGTCGCCGTGTTCGGTTCGAGGTCAACTGCGGCGGCTTGCATGGCGGCGAGGAGAACCGATACCTCACCTTGCGCCGTCTCGAAGCACCGCATGAGGTCCGGTGTCGCCTTGACCGCCGACAGGACGAGACGGGCGAACCGTTCGGCATCCCGGTCGCTGCCCCGGGGTAGCACGGCGGCGAACGCTCGGGTCTGGCGTTCGATGCTGGCCCGGATGACCTTGGCCGGGTCGACCTTCGCCGACGTACCCTCGACCTTCTCGACGGCCTGCCTGACGGTCATCGGACGGCCGGCGCCTTGGCCAGGTACGGCTCGATCCCGGTCGCGGCCCCGATGACGACGACCACCGAGTTGAACGCCGCCCGCTCAACATCCTCCGGCTGGTGGAGCTGATAGCCAATGGCGAGCTGCCCGTTCCGCACCCGGTAGCGGAGCCGGGCCGTCACCGAGATCTGGTCGGAACCCTCGAACGGCGAGATGACGAGCGTGAACTTCTCGGGCACGTTGATCTGGCCCTGCTGGCCAGCCCGGGCCTCGACCTTCTCGACCCACCGCAACTGGCGCGACCCGTCGTGCAAGCGGGCGCCGGACGTGAACTCGGCTGAGGTCGCCGCCTCGAAGGTCTGGGCGAGCTCGAGCAGGTCGGCGCCGGGCGGAGAGGCGATGTCGGCCAGGTTGTCCTCGATGTGCTGGGCGAACTCGACCTGGTCCCCGATGCGGCCATCGCGGGCGAGCCACCGTTGCCACTGCCGGGTCCGGACGACGGGAAGCACGACGCGGTGGTCGCCCCACCCGGCCTCGGCGTCATGGTCGTTAAGCACGGCCGTCACGTTGGGCGTCTCGATGTCGGCATAGATGGCAGACCGCCCATCGTCCGGGCCGAGATCAGTGACGAGCCGGGCGAAGCTGGCAGCATCGAGCGCGATGACCAAGCCTTTGCGCCGATGCGGGCGAACGTTGTACCGCTCCAGGTCGATCAGGTGCTGCGCCTCCGGGTGGGCGAACAGCCGCCCGGGGCGGAGCTCGTGCGGCTTGGTCGCCTTCGAGGCAAGCACGGCGACAACGGCGGCTTCGGCCGTGCCGTCGGATTGGACAGGGGTGAGGTCGGTCATGCTTGCTTCTCCTCGGTGATCTCGCCGGTGTCGGCATCGACACCGGTGGGCGGGGGAACAGCCCGGGGGCCGAGTGGGAGCTGGGGTTGCCGGGGATCGACCCGGGTGAGGTTCCCGTGGTCATCCGCGAACCACAGCGCGGTCTCACGGTCGTGCTGGGGCGGCTTGATGGTGACCTTGTCAGTCACCTCCAAGGAGTTGCCCTTGCCGGGTTCGATACGGATGGTCAAGATGAGAGTGCCGCCCTTGTTGGTGTCCCGGACCGCCTCGACGAGCTGGTTGAGCTCGAAGCCGGCCTCGACGTTGAGTGCACCTTGGCGCTGGGCGGTCAGCCATTCGCCAAACGGGCGGATGTGGCGGAGTTCGTCGATCACCGTGTCTCCTTCGGTATGAGCGTCCCCCGCGGCGTCCTGCACGTCAGGTGAGCGATGTCGAGTGTCACGTCTGCGCCTCCTTCAGCTCATATGCCCGAAGGGCACGGAATGTCGCCTCGGGTACCGTGTACGACTTGCGTGTTTGGTTCCGCCAGCTGACGACCCGCTGGCCGTCGATCGTGCCCTCTTCGGCTTCGCCGAGCGCCGCCTCAATACGGGTGGCATAGCCCTGTGCGTTCCTCTTGGCCTCGCGCTCGTACCGCTTCTCGCGTTTCCACCAGGCGACGATGTCAGCCAGGTCATCGAGGGCGATGGATGTGCCGGGCGTGTGCTCCGGGTAGACGCGGGCCAGGGCGTGGTAGGTGGCATCGGACCCGTCTACCTCAGGCGCCACGCCGGTGAGCACGTGCTCATGCCAGAACGCCGATGCTCGCTCGACGATGAGGTCTATGTCTGCCTGGTCTCGCTCGAGCTCATAGGTGGCGAGGCGGCGGCCGTGGAGCACAGCGAACCACAGGTGCTCATGGCCGGTGACGTGAAGCTGCCATTGTGCCTGCGCCTGGTAATGCGGCGGGATGCCGTCGACCCATTCCCGCCACGACCAGGGTGCCTTGATTTCAAGGAGGCCAAGCGGGTCATACAGCCGGGCCTCGCTGCCGATGTAGCTCTCGGTCACGAAGCCGTCGAGTGTGCACCGCTGCCAGGGGTGCTCCGGATGACTGACGCAGGTCTGGACGCCGTAGACGTGGAGCCCGGTGCGGTCGGCGAACCACGGCGCGATCGCACGCTCCAACCAGTGGCCGGCCTCCATCGGCTCGGATTGCGCTTTGGGCGGCAGAAGCCCAACCTTGTCGGCCCACACGGACCACGGAGAGGACCACGGGCTGATCCCGAGCACGCCGGCGACGTCGGACGCGCCGAGCCCTTGTCGGCGCCATTCGAGCCACGCCGCGCGGTCGGTCGTGGGATCGGCGATTGGCGATGGTGTGGGCAGGTCCGCGGTGGCCATCACGATTCGACCGACTCGTAGGGATGGTGACCGGGCCAGTCGCAGAGCAACGCGCCGCGGCATCCCGCACCGCAGTACGGCGGGGTGAGCGACCAGAACACGTCGCCACGAGCTCGGCGCTGCTCGGATGTGTGGCCGGGTCCGGGTGGCCGAGTCGGCGATCGCTCCTGGCGATGGTGGCCGTCATGGGTCTGGCAGTGGCCGCAGCGCCAGTGGGACTGGTTGTTGCAGCCGGGTTCGACGCACAGCAGCCGGTTCACCAACCCGCGACGGCGGAGACGAGCGGTCACAGTGTGCCCAATCCGAGGTTGATGGTGGAACGCCGACGTTTCGCACCGGGGATTGTGGGCCGGCCGTGGCGGGCGAACCAGCCGTCCCGTTCGGTCGGCTCATAGGGGCGGTGAGGCACCCAGTAGCCGGGGGTGGTGGCAGAGACGGCGGCCAGCAGCTGCTCCCGGCGAACGGCCCGGGCGAGGTGCCATATCCGGTAGTCGACATCGGGCAGGGACGACTTACCGAGCGCGTTCACTTCGGTACTCCCGCACGGTGGCGGCCGAGGCGGGCGCGGCGCCGCTGGCTGGCTCGCAGCAGATCGTCCACTTGGCAGCCGAGCCACCCGTACACGCCCGTCTCGCTGCAGCGCCAGCACGCCTGCATCAGCCGGTCCAGACGGGCTTCGCCGGGGGTCGGGAAGATGGCGGCGATGAGCTGGCGGGCCTCGATGTCGATCGGGGCGATCATGCCGGTTTCCTCTCCCGGCTCCTGCGTACGGCGAGCGCCCGTTCCTCCGCTTCGCCGACGAACGACTCGACCGAGCGGCGGGGGATCAGGATCGAGGTGGTGCCGGGCAACCGGCCGAGCAGCCCGCTGCTAACCCAACGGCGCACAGTGGCCTCACTGGTGCCGAGCACGACGGCGGCCTCCTCGGCTGTATAGACCTCGGGCCTCGGTTCGTGGCCGTCGAGGCGGGCGACAGCGTCGACGAGCGGGGCGAGCACCTCGGTGAGGCGGCGGGCGACAGCGTCGCCGAGGGCGGCTTCGATGGTGGCCACTATTGCCACTGGTCCAATAGCTCAAGCTTGCCGTTCAGGAACAGGTCCCCGGACTGCATCCACCGCGACGGGTAGTCGGTCTGGTACACGTCGACGTCGAACCCGGCCCGGTGGTAGCCCATGGCCGCGCCGCCGGCACCGCAGAACAGATCAAGCAGCCGAGGGCATCGACTGGCCATTTACGCCGCCCCCCGGTCCGGCCCAGCTGGGCCGGAGTCGAACCGTCCGCCCTGTGAAGGGGCCTTCCATTCAGCCGAGCCGGACCGGAGATGTTGCAGCGGCCAGCGGTGGCCGCAGGCAGCGCAACGCCGCACATAGTGGGCATGGTCGGCGTTGCTGCACGGGACGGCCCGGACCTCGGTGTCCTCCGACCCGCAGGCCGGGCAGCGCTCGGCGTCGATGGGCAGCCCGGAAGCGACCGGGACGAGGCTCACGCTACGGCCTCGTCGCTCATGGTGACGATGGCGGCGAGCGGGACGCCGATACCGGCGGCGAGCTTGAGGATGGTGGCCGGCCCGGCGACTTTGACCCCCCGCTCAATCTCGGAGAGGTAGGATTGTGAGACGCCGGACCGCTGGGCCGCCTGGTTCTGCGATAGCCCTAGGGCCTGTCGGAGCAGGACCCACGCTGCCAGGTTCAACCGCACGCCGGATATCTAACGCTAAATAGCGCCAGTTGTCAACCCGAATCCCTCGATCGGCGTCAGAGTCCACCATGGACTATCGCCAGCTATCGCCAGCAGGCGTACCGTCCGGGGTCGTGGGCGATACTGCCACCGACTACGGGCGACGGGTGCGAAGGCGCCGAGACGCCCTCGGGCTAACGCAAGCGGAGGCAGCGGCCCGCAGCGGCGGGAGGGTATCGCCGTCTCAGTGGCGGGTCATTGAGGCGGGGACCGGCGGTAACTACCGTGAGCGAACGCTACGTGGCGTCGAACAGGCCCTCGGCTGGCCGACGGGGGGGGCCAGCGGGAACGACCGCATCACCCAGCTCGAGGAATCGGTACAAGCGCTCCGACGAGAAGTCACGGACCTTGCCATGCTTGTACGAGCACGGCCACGAGGCGACGAAGTTCTGCGGTCGTCGCCTCCAGCCGATCGAGGCGGTCGATCTCGCTGACCGCTTCGACCCACGCCAGCCGTTCCTCGTGGTCTTGCAGGCGGCGGTCCCGTCTCTCCCCTTCGGTCGCCAGCTCGCGCAGGGGCCCATCGTCTACGTTCACCTGTTCCGCCCTCCCAGCCTCCCGCTCGATTAGTGCTCGGGAGACTACACCTCGCCTCAGCCGTCGAGCCAGTCGTCCATCGCCTGCGCGGCGCGCCGGTCGGCTTCGGTGACGAACTGGGCGTACCGGGTCAACAGGACCTGCGGGTTGGCCCAGCCGCCCCGGCCCTGGACGGTGCGCACGTCGTGCCCGCCGGTGAGCAGCGTCGTGCTCATGGTCCCACGGAGGTCGTGCAGGCGGACGCCGTCGAGGCCAACCTGGGAGCGCAGCCGCAGCCAGGCGTGGGTGACCGAGCTCGGCCGGATGGGCTCGCCCCATCTCCTGACGCTGGGGAACACCCACCAGTCGCCCGGCATCGGCCCCCGTACGGCCTCATGCTGGACGGCGACGGCTTCCCGCCACTGTCGGAGCGCCGAAACGGTGGCGGGGCCTAGGGCGAGCACCTTCGGCGTGTCCGTCTTCGTCTGGTCGACGCCGACGACGCCGACTTCGAGGTCGACGTCGGACCAGCGGAGGGCGCACAGCTCGCCGCGACGGGCGCCGGTGTGAACGGCGAGGCGTAGGAGCACGGACAGCCACGGGTCCGCGGCGGCGATGGCGGCCCGGACCCGTTCGGGGTCGGGCACCGGGCGGGGCTTCGGGCGCCTCATCTTCGGCGGGGTGGCCCGGTCGGCCGGGTTCGACCCGAGCCGTCCCCACTTGACCGCCTGCTCCAGGGCGGCGTGGAGCAGCGTGTGCACGCGGCGCACGGTGGCCGGGGTGACGGTGCGGCGCATCTCCCGGTAGAGGGCGTCGAGGGCTTCGCTGTCGACCTCGGCGAGCCGGCGGGCCATGAGGTCGGCGGGCACGTGTTTGTCGAGCCGGTACCGGGCGTTGCGCACGGCGCCGGGCGGCCATTCGGGAGCCCGGAACGCCAGCCAGTCCTCGATGAGGGCGCCGAGGGTGCCGGCTGCGGCGCGGCGAACGTACGCCTGGTCGTAGAGGGAGGCGGCGAGCCGCTCAGCCTGGCGTCGACCAGCCGCCGTGTTGGGTGCGTGGACGGTGCGACTGGTTCGCTGGCGGTTGGCGTAGACCCGGATGCGCCAGGCTCCATGCCGCCATTCGACGTTGCCGCTCCCGTGCGGCCGCTTTGCGCGGGTCATGTCATGCACGAGCCCGAGTCGCAGTCCGACCCGAACAGGTCGAGCTGATCGTCTACCGCGAGGTCGAGCGGCAGGGTGGCGGACGCCAGCCCGGCCCGGTCACCCCGCAGGCGTACGTGACGTTCGGACAGCATGGCGTCGAGGGCGACGTTCCGAGCCCACAAGTCGGGCCGCTCCCGCCGCTGCTTGCGCCACTGTGGGCGGCCTTGGAATGGGCAGAACGAACACGACGACTTCGGTGGGCATGGCAACCCGGCGTCAGTGATGATGCGAATGCAATCACGCAGGGACAGGCCAAGGTCGAGCAGCGGGTACGCCCGAGTCGTCCACGGCTGCTTCGGCGGCACCGTCGTGGCCCGGCCGATCTCGTCGGTCGAGATACCGAGGCCGACGACGGCCTGAGCGTCGGCAGTCGCCCCTCGACGAGCGAGTTCACGGGCGACGACCTCGATCTTGTACCGCGGGGTGCATGCGCGGATTCCGAACCCGCCCGAGTCGCGCAGCGGAATCTTGAGACTCTTGTCCTGGCGTAGGAGGTCCTCGTACAGATCGCGGGTGCGGCCGCTCCGGTCGACCCATCGGAGCTCGACCAGTTCGATGTCGTGCTCGGCGGCAAAGGGAACAGCAATCTCGCGGTGGTAGGCAAGTGTGTCGGGGTTCTCGGCCTGGTCGCCCACGTTGGCGAACAGGAACAGCGGGTAGTCGATGCGGCCCTGTGCTTGGAGGACGAGCAGGGCGGTCGTCTGGCGGCCGCCACCGTGGGAGATGCAGCGGAGACATGGCCGCGGTTCAGGCATTGCCTGGTAGTCTACTATGCCGGATTGGCCCTCCGGGCCAAACGGGCGCATAGCTCAGTGGTTAGAGCGCTGCCTTCACACGGCACTTTCGGCCCGGTCAGGCGTGTCCAGTGGCGTCCCCGTCACGAGTATCCGCAGGTCATGCGCAACCACGCATCTCTCGCTTCCCACAGACGCCGGGTACCGGAGAGCGGATTACCGAACGGATTACCGAAACGCAAAGAGCCCGCCGGGCCTCGTGGGAGCGGCGGGCTCTGATGCGGCCGTTGTGCCGAATGGAGACTATCTCGGGCCGTGACGCTGGGCGTGCATGATCGCCTCCCCACGCTGCATCTGTACATGCCGCCAGGGTTCACCGCGGACCTGCCTCTCCCGCCGGCAACCTTCGAGCTCGGCGAAGCGTCTGGCTGGCGCGATGATCGACCGGGGTGCCGGCTGCCAGTCGGGGACGACCAGGGCGACGAGGCGGTCATTCTCCCACGAGTAGCGGGCTCGGCGGCGAGTCATTGTTCGGACCACCAGAAGACAGCCTTCGGTTCCACTTGCGGGCCTTCGATGGCTCGCGCTGTGTGCATGGTCTTGGCGAGCCAGCAGTAGGCGCACAGCGGCACCCATATCGGGCAGCTGTTCGTCTTCTCTACCGCGGGAGGGATCGCCATCAGTCGCTCCTAGGTGATGACGTCGAGGATCTGGAACGGGAGCTCATGGACCGAGCCGCTCATGGAAACGGCGGTCGTGCCATACCCAGCCGAGGCCGGGGTGGTGGCACCGGGCGACGTTGCGGTGACCGAGGGCTCGTCCCGCAGCGAACCGATTGTAGAGGCGGCGCCTCACGGAGTGTTCTCTCGAAGTTCGTCCAGGTGGCGTTGGCAGAGGCCGAGGTCATTCACCACGTTCGCCAGGCAGACATGCCCGCATGAGTTCGCGTCGAGGCACGAGCAATGCTTATTGAAGCTGGCCCAGCACCCGAACAGGACGGAGCCCTGATTGACTAGCCGGCCGTCGAGGAGGCTCATGGTGAGCTCGAGCCGGCGAAGTCGTCGGAGAGCACGCACCATGCGGTCAGCCACATGCCGAGCCCGAACACGCCGGCGATCAGCAGCAGATCCGCGGCGAGCGAGCTCATCACGAGAAGCATCAGCAATTCACGACCAGATGGAACCCGGACGAATACGAGTCCCGGGTGAGAACCGCGTCGTATTGGAGGGCGAATACCGCAGTCGAGTTGTTGTCCCTCGGGGCAACTCCGATCGTGATCGCATCATCGGGACCAGAGTAGGTGTCGCCGGTGTAGTCGCCGCCGACGGCAACGTAGGCGCATCTGGATACGTCGCGGTCGAACACCACCTCGTAAGTACCGTCGGCGCCGAGCTGTTGGGAGGAAACCGCCCCGTTGCCGTAGGCCAGATGGCCATCCACATCGACAACCGCCCACAATGTGGACTGAGACCGACTGGCACCTAGCAAGAACAGCCCGGCACAAAGAATGAGGATGAGGATGAGGGCGCGTTTCATTCGACGGGCCGGGTTTCCTTGACGAGGAAGCCGAGCGCGAACGCGACGAGGGTCGTGACGGCGGCGGCGACCGCGGCGGGCACCTCGAGGTCAGTCAACGCCCCGAGGGTGTACAGGGCGATGGTGGTGAACGCGCCGCCGAGAGCGGCGGCCGTCACCTTGGCGGTAGGGACCATCGTGTTCTCCTTTAGAGGATGTGGGCCGTGAGGATGAAAATGCAAAGGGCGAGAGACACGGCGAGGCTGAGGCACCATGCCTGGCCTTCATTCATGTCGTCCCCTTCGCTGGAACGTTGTCGAGCCATACGATGCGGGTCTGCCCGTTGTGGCCATGGATCGCCTCCACTGACTCGATGCCATGGTCGTGCCATACCACCGATGTCGGGTGCAATGAACACCAGCGGAGGCATACGACGCCGTCGGAGAACTCGACGCCCTCGGCGACAATCCCCGTCCCCGACAAGCCGGTGATGTCGACATCGCGGGCCAACACGAACCGGCGGTGGTCGCCGCTGCCTGTCCCTATCTGGCCGAGGGTCATGTCGCTGTCGTCCTCCTCATCATGTCGCCCTCGTACAGCTGATTGTCACAGGGGCCGGCGGCGTGCCCACGACAAGGCAGGCGTAGCTGTGGTTGTCGAGCTGGAAGGTGAACACGGTGAATGCGGTGCCAGCGGGTCCGGGTGGTCCGGGTGGGCCGGTCGGCCCCACTTCGCCTTGCGGCCCGGCGGGACCGGCTTCGCCTTGCGCGCCGGCTGGGCCTGTGGCACCGGTAGAGCCAGCAGCGCCCGTCTCACCTTGTGGACCAGTGCCGCCCGCTTCGCCTTGGCTACCAGCGGGACCGGTACCACCGGTAGCGCCGGCGGCGCCTGTCGCACCGGGCTGGCCGTCGTTGCCTGCCGTGCCTGTCGAACCGGGTTGGCCAGCCGCCCCGTCTTTCCCGTCATTCCCCGCCGGGCCTTGAGGCCCCGTCGGCCCTTGTGGCCCCTGCGGGCCTTCTGGTCCTCGTTCACCGGCCGGGCCGACCTGCCCGCCAACCTCGCTCCCTGGCTCGACCACGACCGGCTGTTCACCGAGCGCCCGCACCTGGGTAGACAGGGCGTCGATGGCGTCGGCACGGTCTTCGGCGATCGCCTGTTGGGCGTTCAGTTGGTCTTCCTGTGCGACGATGCGGTTCCGCAGCAGGATCTGCCCTATGAGGGCGGCCAGACCGAGCACGATGATGACCGCGGCGAGCGCCAAGGCGAGGCGGGGCAGCTTCATGTCACTGCGCATCTTTATCACGGCCGCCGGTCCTCAGCGTCCCGTAGACGTTCACGCAACATGGACACCTCGGTTTCGAGCTCCCGGATGCGCTGCTCCTGCCGCTGCAACCGGGCCGCGTACTCATCTGAAAAGTCGCGCTGGAACCCGATGATGAGCCGCAGCACGATCCACACGCCGCCGAGCGTCAACCCTCCGGTCAGGACGGGACCGATCCATTGGTCAAGAGCATCCACTGAGGAACAGGTCGTTCATTTCGCGGCGACCGCCGGGCCACCTACCAGGCTCCCGCCCAACGCCTCCCACCCGGACCAGCCGACCCCATCGACATACCAGATGTGGTAGAGGGCGGCGTCCGTGCCGCGGGCGAACACGTCGAGCTGGTCCCCGCACCACGACGCGGCCGGGTCGGATGTGAGCACCCCGCCCAGCGCCTCCCACTCGAACCATTTAGCGTCAGCGGTGGACCACCAGCGGTGCCAAAGCTGATTGTCGGTGCCTCGCACGAAAACGTCGACACGGTTGGGGCCGGGCACGGTCACCTCCAAAGGTGGCGGGCTGGTGGGGAACGCGAGGTTGGGGAGCTGGGCGTACAGGAGGCGGCCGGGGCAGGCGGTCGAAGCGCCCGAGGCGTCGCGGTGGCCGCCGGTGAACCGGCCGGGCCACCAGCGCCGGTCACGGCCGGCGGCGCCCAACCGGCGAATGGCATCGAGCAGCACCGGGCCGACGGTCTGCGTCTCGTAGTTGCCCATAGCGCAGATGGCGTGGCTGATCGTGTTGTGGCCCTCTGTGTGCCCTCCGGCGACGCCCGCGCCGCGACCCTGGTAGACGGTCCCGTCGTCGTCAACCAGGTACGAGTAGGCAATGTCGGACCAGCCTTTGACATCCATGTGATAGTCCTGGATGTCTCGCACGTCGGCTGGCCCATCGTCGCCGGCGCCGGCGGTGTGATGCAGCCACAGTTCCGGGGTCGGGGTGGCGATGCGGTTCACGTACCGTGGGGGCCGGGCACCCCATTCGGCGCGGGTGACAAGCTGGACGCCGTAGCCGAGGTCGATGGTCACGCCGCCTCCAAGAGGTGAAGATGAGTCATTCGGCCCTTACCCCGTCGTGCCTTGTCGTGCGATGATGCGGCCATGGAACCCTGCCCTTTCTGCCTCATGGATGGTGTCACCGTCGTTCACGATGACTGCGCCCGCCGCGATTTGATGTGGCGGCAGATCGACTCGCTGCTCGCGGACGCTGCCCGGTTCACCGTTCGGCCGTTCACCCGGCAGGGCCGGCCCGACGTCACTCTCGGCTAGCCCTCCCATGGTGGCGGTCACAGCGACACCCAGTGACACCAGAACTCGGGTGACTGAGGGGACGCTACTGACACGTTCAAGGCAGCGCCGGCGTTATGGGTAACAAATAGCTCCACGTAGTTGCCGGCCGCGAGCTGATAGTCACAACCCACTGTCTGGTCCGTGCCGATGGCGCTTCCTACAAGCGTGTCGTGGGCTGTACGGGCGATAACGGACGTTCCTCCGACTCTGATGTCGAGGCTGCGATAACCAGTGGTGTTGTAAGCCCACCGGACACAACCACCGATGTGGTAGAAGCCGGCTTCCCCGGTGGGGATGGTGAGCCGGCTGTTGTTTGTCACCGTGTCATGCATCCCGCCGACATCGACACGTTCCGAATCGAATGCCAGCGCGGTTGGTGTGCCGGTGGCAATCGACTGGTTGGCCGAATGATAGACACGGGCATGCGGCCGGTTGCGGGCCAGGTACTCGACAGCGTCGCGTACACCGTCACCCCAGGTTGCGGGTGCGATGCCGCCGGTCGCCGGGTTGTGGATGGTTTGCGGGTCGACGTAGGGGCACATTGCGGTCTCCTAGAAGGCCCAGCGGGTTGTTTCGCCCCAGGTGGATGTCCCCCAGATCCAGTAGGGGCGGATGTCGGCGGGCGACAGGTGCAGGGTGACGGTGTGCTCGTTGCGGCCGTCGGCGGCCTGATGGTCGATGCCTTCGATCAGCATGTCCAATGTGATCGCTGCGCCGATCCCTTGGGGGAGCAGCCGGAACGCGACCCGGTCCCAGATGCGCAACCCGAGCACGGTCGCCTGCACGGCTGGTTGGGCGGCCAGGTCGATCGTCAACGACGAGACTCGCGGTACGAGGTCGCTGTAGTGGTCGAGGAACCATTCGCCGATCCCTCGAGCATCGCTGGCACTGGCCGCCAACGTGTCGATGTCGCGCCGTCTCGGCCCGTACTCGGACGCCGGTTTCTTGACGAGCACCTGGCCGCCTGGCCATTTGACGAGCGCCTGATTGTAGACAAGCTGTTCGGAGCCGGGGTCGATGGTCAGGTCGTCGCGTTCGAACCGGATGACACCGCCGATGTCGGCGTCCGAGAACGTCGCCTGGACTGTGGTTGACCGGGTGTCGGTGAGCGCATCGGTCCGGTTACGGAACCGGATGCCACCTGGAAAGACCGGGTGCTGTTGGTCGATGTAGAGGGCGCCCTGTTCGGTTTTGGCGAGCTGGTCCAGCATGTCGAGCGAGGCGGCCGACCGAAGATTGGCTGCTCCGGCTTTGGACAGGCCAGTGTCGATGGCGCGGAGACCGGAGGGAACACCGATCTGGTCGAGCACATGGTTGGCGCGAGGACCGGTCGTCTCACCGATGGACCATGGGTAACCGAAGCGGAACGCCTGCGTGTGCACAATCAGACGGGCGCCGGACAGAGCAGACCCGTAGATGGAGACTGGGCCGATCGGGCCGTCCCATCCCTGGTGGGCTGATCCCGGGCCGCTCAATGTCGAAGCCCGACCGATCCGGACACCCGAGTACGCCTGGCCGATTGCCGCGGATGTTGTGACCGGTGTAGGGACGCCCAGTTGGTACAGCGTGGGTGCGCCGCCCCCGCTGGGCACCGTCCATGTGTAGAGAAGCGGTGATGTGATCTGCGGGACCCAGTTTGTCTGGATGTACGCGGTCGCTCCAATCGTCAAGGCGTGTTGGAACTGGTTGTTGGTGACATCCCAGATGACATAGGCCCGCCAGGTCCCTGCGGCCGTGCCGTCTCCCCATTGAGCTATGTAGTAACGCGTGTAGGGCGTCGGATATGGCGCACGTGGGTCAAGCTGTACGACATATTCCAATGTGAACGGTCCGGCTATCGGCAGGCCCTCCCTGGTGGGAAGCTCGCCCCACGTCACACCGTCAAAGTGCTGGACCCGGTATTCGAGGCCGTTCGCCAAGGTCACCGTTTCGGCTGTTTGCAGGCCCTCGGTGAGACCATCAGTTCTCTGGTAGGTGCCGTCGTGCGCATTACCGGAGGCGTCGAGCATTGTCGCGCCGTCGGTTTCGTCCATCGGCCAGTAGGCGAGCGGCGTATCGGCCATGACTTCGATCTCGTACACGTTGCGGGGCAGCCGATGGTTCGAGATGAGCGCTGTCAGGTCGGACACACTGATCCTGACGGTCGCTTGGCGGGGCGGCCGGTACGACTGGATGTAACCGTCAGTGAAGCCGGTGAACACATGGAACGTGCTGCCCGAGACGGCCTGCAGCCGGATGCGGCGCCGGGGTTTCACATTCGGGTAGTACGCCGAGCCGGTGTTCAGGGGGTCGAGCGCACGGTCCGAGTTGTCGAGGACCACTTCGGCCGAGGTGGCCTGCCAGTCGTCGAGCTCAGACTGGCGGCCAGTCACGGCCGACACTGAGATCAGCCGGCTCGACACATCCGTCCAGATTGGTGTCGTGGCGAGCGGCTGCGACGCGAACGCGACCTCGCAGGTCCAGGTCGCCATTTAGACGCCGGCCAGGCCACGCCGCTGGGCGCGTTGCAGGATGCCGATGATCTCCCGTTCGGTGCCGAGAATGTTGCCTTGCACGACGATCGTGATGCCCCCGCCGCCGTTGCCGAGGATCCGGTCGAGCGGCATGATCGCCTCGGGGCCGGCCTCGCCGAGCACCGCCAGGGTGGGGCGGGTGACGACACCGCCTTCGGCGAGACGCGGCAGGTTGACACCACCGAACACGGGGAGGTTGATACCGGGCACCCGGTTGATGAGCCGGATGATCGCGTTGACGCCGTCGATCACCATGTTGATGCCCCGTTCGATCGCCCACAGGACACCGTTGATGATGCCTTTGACGATGTTGACGATGCCGCCGAACGCGTGGCCGACGATGTTCGCCATCCACGACCATGCGTTCCACCAGACGCCACCCAGCCAGCCGAGAAGGTTGGCGATCGTGCCGGCCATCCAAGAGACACCAGTCACCAACGGTTGGATGACGTTCTGCCACGCCCACACGGCCACCCTCGAGATGATGTTCCATGCTCCCTGGAAAGCGTGCCAGGCGGCGACGGCGCCGACGACGACCACATTCCAGACCCCCTGGAAGATCCTCCACAGGAAGGCGAGCGTCGGGCGAATGTAGTTGTACACGAACTTGACGAGCGCATCCCAGATTGGCTGGATGACGTGCCACGCCCACACGGCCACCGATGTGATGATGTTCCACGCTCCCTGGAAGGCTTGCCACAGGAACGCGAGCGCCGGGCGGATGTAGTCGTACACGAAGTTGACGAGCGCCTCCCACGCCGGCTGGATCCAGTCCTGCCAGGCGGCAACCGCGATTCGCACAATCGGGTCCCACGCCGCCTGGAACGCGTGCCAGGCGGCGACGGCGCCGATGACGATGATGTCCCACACCCGCTGGAAGCCGTGCCACAGCTCACCTAGGAACGGGATGAGCGGATCTTCGATGAACCGGCCGATCGCCTCGAACGTCGGTTTGAGCACCGTCTCCCATGCGTTGCTAGCCCAAGCGATCGCTCCCGGCAGCTTGTCGGCCAGCCACGAAGCCGCCAGGTCGAGTTTCGGGACGAGATTGGTACCGACCTGTTCCGCGAGGTTCCCCATGGTGACTTTGAGCCGGTCCCATGGTGTCGCCACCGCCTCGGCGGTACCGCCGAACTGGCGCCCGACCTCGTCGAGGAGCACCCTCTGGGCGCCGAGCAGATCGCCGGATTCCATGAGCACCTTGATCTGGTCTTCCTGGGCGACCGTGAACTGCACGCCGACCCGGCGCAGTGCTGTCAACCCGCGGATCGGGTCGTTCAACGCCTTGCCGAGCATGATGCTGCTCGACTGCATGTCCTGGCCCAATGCCACTGACATGTCGTTGGCCAACCCGACGGTGCGGTCGAACACGTCGTTGCCTTCGCCGGCGGCGTTGCGGATGTTGCCGAAGGTGAGGATGACGTTGGCGCCGTGCTGGATGAGCTCGTCGTCGATGCCCGACAGGTTCGACAGCTTGGTGGCCAGCCCTGCCACCCCGTCAGCCGACGTCCACGCCCCGGCGCCCATCGTCGAGATGACCTGGGCGGTTTGGGCGTTGACCCTGGCCGCTTCCCGCGCCTCGTCCACTGCGAACGACAGCCCGCGGCCCAAGGCGTACACGCCACCGAGGGCGGCGCCACCGAGGGCGAGCCCAACGGTCCGGCCGATCCCGGCGAGCTTGGAGCCCATGCTGCTGGCGTCCCGCTCGATCTGGCCGAGTGCCCGGCGCGCATTAGAGGCGTCGCCGGCGATTTCGATTTCGAGTTTGCGGGTCGCCATCAGGTCATCTCCGCATCGGGCGGGCGAGGTCGCGGTGCTGTTCGGCGATTGCCGCCAGCGCGTCGAGGTAGGCGTTCAACTCGGCTGCCGTCAACCGGCCGATGTCCCACGGGTGCAACCCGAAATGCTTGGACAGGGCCGGCCAGGCTTCTACGAGCCTGGCCCGTGTTTTCCCAGGTCGTCGCTCGGCTCCCCGTCGTCATCGAGTATCTCAACGTCGATGTCGTCGGCGGTCAGCGGCGACGGCCACTCGGCCAAGTGCTGCGCCCACGGCAACCCCGGCTCGCCGTTCGCCCGCCGGGCCAGCCACCACAGAACGCTTAGGCTGTCCTCGCCGACGCGGCCCTCCCCCGCCCAGAACGCCTCGAACGGCAAACCCGTCGCCAGACGGACCGTCATCTTCTCTTGGAGGGACACGTTGGCGACCAGTTCCAACGTCCGGTCCCGCACCCGGATCCGGAATTGGGCCGCCGGGTCGGGCGCGCTTGTGCTACTGGGTGTCGGGGCTCGCGCCATCAGGGAATGCCCTTCTCGCCAGCTGCGTGATCAGCTCGGCGTAGATGTCGATGATCTCGTCGCGGGTCTCCCGGACCGCCGGGTGCAGCATGTAGCCCACCCCGCCAGCGTCCGGCAGCCACTGGTTGCCGCGCCACGCCGGGAACTGGTGGTACCGCTTGGACCCGAACTCGGCGCCGAACGCGAACGCGTTGCGCTTCGTCGAGGCGTCGATGACAACCTTGGCCCGTCGCTGTTCGGCCCGCGCTTTGAACGCCCCGGCCCGCACCGTTTTGGCGTGGACACCACCGAGCGCCCGGCCCCGCTTCTCGGTTTCGGTGACAACCATCTGGGCGGCGTCGAGGTTGAGGCGGCGCAGCTCCCGAGGGAACCCGGCGCCCGCCCGACGCAGCTCCCGCTGGAACTCGGCGAGGCCCCGGATGTTGATCTCGCGGACCGGCATCTACGGTGTCACATCGCTGTTGACGAGGACGGCGGTGATCGCCGAGGCGTCGGTTGTCGAACCGACGCATTTGAATGGCAGCGGCTGCTGCAGGATGCCTCGCCCGGCCAGCTTCGGGGTTTCCCCGTCGAACCGGACGTTGCAGGTGATGTCGACCGTGCTCGCCCCTTTCGCCAGGTGGACGACGAGCGCCGCCTCGGTGCCGTTGACGAACCGGTTGTAGGCGGTGAGCGACTGGAATTCGGATTCGATGGTCCCCGTGTATTCCCGGAGGTCGGCTTCGAGCGGCTGGCCCATCAGGTCGGAACCGACGAAGTAACGGTCGTAGTCGAGCTTGTTGTCGCCGGACAGGGTGATCTTCTTAATCGGGTAAGCCCCGGCGGCGATGGTGAGACTGCCACCGACGAACGTCAGGGGAGCGATACCGGTCGCGTACGCCGCGGTCGCCAGCGCGGTAAGGGTGGTCTCCGACTGGGCGGCGACGGTCAACCCGAGCGTGGCGATCTCACCGGCGGCACAGGCCAGCTCCCACTGCGACACCTTGCACCCGGCGTACGTGAACGGTTGCACGGTGCCGGCGATGTCGGGTCGGCCGATCTGCATCGTGAAACTGTCGTCGTCGAGGTCGCCGGGCGTGAACGTGTGGGTGTACGGCCCGGTGCCGGTCGTGGCGACCACGCCGAACATGTGGCGGAACAGCAACCCGACCGACCGGTCGTACACCTCCAAGCCGATGTCACCGGAGATTTTGCGGTTCCCGGCCGACCACTGTTGGGAACGGAGGACACGAGCCCCGGCGATGACGCCTGACGACTCCAAGCGGTCGATGTCCTGGCTGATCGACTCGTCGATGAGCGGCACGAACCGGGTGACCGTCACACCGGTGCCGTACACCGTCTCAGTCGCAAAGCCCACCTGCCCGGCGAGGCCAGATTTGAGCGGCATGGTCAGGACTCCTTCGTCTTCGTGGGCCGGGCCACGGCCTCGAACGTGCCCTGCTCGACCAGTTTGGCGCCGGTGGCCTCATCGAACTCGACCGGTTCACCGTACCGGCAGACGACATCGCCGATCTGGACGCCGGACGTTGACTCCCCGATGTACCGGATCTTCACGGTGCGCTCCTCATGACAGGGACAGGCGGGATTCGACGTGCAGTTCGAGCTCGAAACGGGAACCGTGGCCGACACCGTTCGGCATAACCCCGGTGACGTGGCTCCACGACGTAGGCGTGACCTCGCATCGCACGAACGGTGTGGTGATGCCCAATGTGGGGTCGGCGGCCAAGACACCCAGGACCTCGCCGAGAACCGCGTTGGCGCGGTTGTCAGCTGCGAATTGGGTGCCGCCCGAATCGACACGCAGCACTTGGATGAACAGTTCGAGGTCGTAGCTTTCGTCGAACTCGAGGGGCAGCGCCCGCAGGATCTGTACCGTGTGGGCGGCTTCGGCGTCACCGAACCAGACGGCATCAAGCACCCCGGCCCTTTGTACGTCCGGCTTGCGGACGGGGGCCTGGTAGGACACGTTGACGCCGGCCAGCATGGGGCGGGTTTGCAGCGCAGCGACGAGCCCGGATTTGACGGCGAGAAGACTGGACCCGGTTTCGCCGGGGTTCAGGATGGCGGCACTGCCGCCCAGCGTCCACAGGTTACCTTGAGCGTCAACAAAAGAGATGGCGCCGGGTGGCTGCACCGTGAAGTCGGGTGAGGCAACCAGCGTGCCGTTGGCCCAGATCTTCGCTGAATAGAAGTTGCCGACGGCCCTCTCGGTGTTGTTGAACGCCCCGATCGCGATGGGTGCCGTCGAGTTCCACACCCCACCGGGGACAGCCGCCCCGGTCGCCAGCGCTCCCAAGGGGGCGCCGTCCATCTCGAATTGGCAATCCGATACGCCGCCCACATTGGCATGCCACACCCAGCCCATCCGATGCCGCGACCCGTCGACGGCGGTGTGCACTCGGTTGTAGGCAGGCGCCAAGTTGGACCCGTCAGCCGACACGTAGACGTACATGCGCCTATCGGTGATGTAGTTCCCGCGGAACAGGATGGCGGTTTGGCCGGCGCCGGCGGCCTGGGAAAGCAGCGCGTGGGCGGTCGTGTACCAATCATCCAACGCCACGTCTACTTCGATCTCAAGTGTCGTCGCCCCGGCGATTGCGGCGATGTCGGGGCACGAGGCGTAGCAGCCCGAGGTGCCGTTGAGCCGGAGATAGCTTTCGGCCATCTACCCGACCACTGCTCGGGGGCGGTAGTCCTGCCATTCGTCGGCGAGAAGTTGCTTCACGGCGTTGGGGACGGCGAAGCGGGGGAACGCCTGGGCCGGCACATCGAACTCGCCTACCGAAGCGATGCTCTGCTCCTGGGAGCGCCACAGGTTGGCGAGCATGATCTGCGCCGCCTCCTTGTAGATCGGCTCCACGACTGCTGTGTTGGCCGCCCGGCCCGCCGTGTACACGACAACGACGTTCGCCCGGCCAGGTTCGAAACATCGGTCGGAACCGGAACGGCGGCGGACGAGCCGCCCGTTGAACAACGACTGGTTCGGCTCGTATCGTTCGGCGAGATAACTGTCGGCCGGTTTTATGGCTTCGTCCTCAGCGGTGAGCACCATCGCTATCCCGTAACTGTCGTACTCCGTGACCGTGGTGAATGTGGCCGCCGGGCGCCGCTTGAGCTGTACGGCCGGTCGGCCGCCGTTGTGGCGGACCGTGAGCGCTCGCTGCACGACGGGACCGACGCCGCTGTCGAGCCGATGGGATACTCCGGTGATCAGTGCCGCCAGCTCAGTGTCCTGGGTTGTGTCGAGCACGTCGATGTTGAGCGCGGCCTTCGCCTCGGCGAGAGTGACAACATCGAGGACCGCCACCGGTCAGCCTCCGGCGACCCGAACGGCGGCGACAGTGACGCTCGTGACCGCCGAATAGGTGACGGTTTCCACGTGGTCGTAGATGCCATGGACCGGGATCATCGCCGTTCCGGTCGTGGCCGGCACGATGTACTGGCGGGTGACACCGGCCGGGCCAGCGGCCGTCACTGTCACGGCGCCGGCGGAGGCGTTGCGCACCTCGACCAAGACGCCGGTCGACCAGCCCGCGCCCCGTCGACCGCGGGGCACCGTGTCCCCACCGGCGGACGCCGCAACGAACGCGACGGAGGCGAGGCCATTGCTGGCGTCTTGGACGGTGAGCAGTGCCATGGGTCACGCCTCCTGTTCCGCGACGGACCAGCCGCCACCCTCGGCGGCACCGTGACCGTTCGGGCATTTGCCCTGGTCGACCATGGCGCCGCACACCGAGCACTGCACGTACTCGGCGGGCGTGGCCGGCTCGGGGTCGGCCAGGATCTCGTGGCCGCCCGCCTTGATGACCCGCTTCGCGGGTTCAGCGGGGCCCTTCGGCTCCGTGGGCTTGGATGTGCCGCTGGCCGCCATCAGGCGCTCTTGTTCAGGGCGGCGAGACCGGCGGGGCGCAGGACTTTGGTGGCGTAGTAGCCGAACAGGGCGAGCTCGACGAGTGCCGGCCCGGATTTCTCTTCGAAGCGGAAGTCGAGCAGCGGCGATTCCCACACCCAGAAGTCGTTGCGGTTGATGATGATCAGCACATCATCGGTGATCGTCTCGGTCATCGCCCACGCCGGCACGAACGGCAGGCCGTCTACGTACCAGCCCTGCTGGACGGCGTTGCCGAGGCCCACGGTGTTCGTGGCCCCGATGCTCGGCAGCAGCGGCCGGCCGGTCGTGTCTACCGCGTTGGCGAAGTTGCGGGTCACCGACTGGCTGATGACGGCGCCGGTCGGTGCCGCGAACCGCGTGAACGGGTACATGGCCAGCAGGTTGCGGGTCGGCCCGATCGCCAGGCCGGTGGTCAGGTCCAGGTTGGCCTGCGTGACGTTCGTGACCAGCGGGGCGGCAGCCTGGTTGTTGATCGCGGCGTACGCCTTCTGTTCGGTCTGCCGATTCCATGATTCCCGCATCGCTGACATGGCGATGGCGTCGATCGCCGGGTTGGCGGCGTCGACGATCTCGCGGGTCAGCTTGAACGAGCCCGAGATGCCACCGGGGGTGACCGTCACAGTGTCGAGGGTCAGTGTGCCGTCCGTCGGGTTGACGCCTTCCACATGGTCGGCGGTGGCGCCCGTAGCGGTCACGAACCGGGGGACCGTGAACGGCGTCGCGTCCGAGATGGTGCCTCTCGATGCGTGGGCGACGATCGGCCGGCCCTGCATGAGCTGGGTGACGTACAGGTCAGGCCGATAGCCGGGCGGGATCACCTGGGAGGCGTTGCCGGTGGTGACCGTCGCGAACTTCACGAGATCGCTCTGCTGCTCCTTGAACTTGTTGAGCCGGTCACGGGCGTCGTAGTCCCGATGGTCGTAGAAGGCCCAGGCGTCCCGCACCAGCGACTCGTGACGGGAATCGCCGTCGAACCGGTACACGGGCGGTTCCGAGATCACCTTGAACCGGGCCGCGGCCGCCTCGCCCCGGCCGGCCGCGTCGACGTCCTCAAGCCGGCTGAAGGCTGCCCCGAACGCGTCGGCCACGTTTTTGGCGATCGACTCCTGGGATGCCTCGAATGACTCGGACAGCTTGTCGGCCATCTTCGCGAACCGCTGGTCCAGTTCGGCCTCGAAACGTTCCATGCCCGAACCCTGGTGTTCCAGGACTGTGGGCTTGGCTCCGTCGCCGGTGGCCTTGTCGCCCTCACGGGCAGGGATGGTTGCCATTTCCGCTCCCTCCTGGGAAGCAACAACCGACGCAACTCTTGCGTCGGCGAACGCTGGGATAGCCACGATGGACACCTCCACGAGACGGGCATCGTGCACGAGGCGCACACTCGGGTCGTCGGGGTCCGCCTGCCAACCGTCGGCCGCGAACGCCGGCCCGACAGAGAACCCGTCGAGGACGCCATCTTCCGCTTCGGACAGGATCTCGTCGCCCGCCTGGCCCCGCTTCACCTGGAACTCGGCCCACAGACCTTCGTCGCGGTCCTCGAACCCCAACGCCTTGCCGACTGCGTTCTGCGGGTCGTGGTCCTTGAGCAGTTTCACCCGGCCGGTGTCAGCCGGCACCTCCACCGAACTGCGGGCGAAACGCCACTGGAACCCGCCAGAAAAGGCGACCTTGCCCCAAGGTAGGACCATTCCAGAAATCCGGCGCCGGGTGCGGTCAACCCGGAATTCGGCGTCGGGCGCAGCGAAATCGAACCGTTCAGGATGCGACGGGGACTCGGCCATTGCCGTTGCTCCTCTCGGCCGGCGGTTCAGCCGGTTCGGCCACTGGTCTGGCGCGCTGCTCGAGGCGGGCTTCCTCCGCCGGGGTGAGCGGTGGACGGTGCTCCGCCTCCCGGATCTCGCCGGTCGTTATGGCGCCCACCTCCCGGCCGATCTGGTAGGACTCCATCCGGGTCTTGGTGTCGGCCCGCAGGAATCCTCTGACGTCGAACTTGGCGTGCAACCCCCGCGGCAACACATCATCCTTCGACAACCGCTGCTCAATAGCGACCATGTACGGCATGAGCGTGAAGCTGATGAGGTCCATGCGCCGCTGCTCAGCGTTCTGGTAGGTGCGGGTCGTCGTCGAAATGCCCAGGTCCTCCGGGTCGATCCCGGCCGCCCTGGCGATCTCCAGGACCGCGTGGTTGCGGGCGTCGGCCAACTGGATCTGTTCGGCGTTCCATTGCGGCGTTTCCAGGTCGAGCGAGTTGGGCACGTAGCCGAACGCCCGGGTGCGCCGGGCTGCCGCCCACTGGTCCAAGACGGCGGTGATCTCCTCGTCGTCGAGCGGGTCGACGTTGTCCTTGTCTGTGAAATAGCCGAGCGGCATCGGGTCGGAGGCGTAGAGCTCGGCCGCCTTGTCGAGCAGCAGGGCCGCCCGGACCGCCCGTGCCGCATGCTTGAGCAGCGGCGGGTTCGGCGACACGAACCGGATGACCTCTCGGGGCGGGACCGGGGCACCGTCGATGAAGATCGGGTCCCGGGGCGAGAACGTGAGGTCTTCGGACAGCACCTCGGACGGCATTCCGAGGATGGCATGTTGGGAGACGGAACGTTTGTCGAGGTGGTGGCCCTCCACTGGGTAGCCCTCAGCATTGAAGCGGGTGACCCGCCAGTAGGACACCGATTCGAACAGCAGGTCTTCGAACGTCGCCGCGTACACGACCGACGCCGGGATCTCGGGGTGCGGGTCGCCGACGATCGAGTTGCGGGTATCGACCGCCAACGTCCTGTCGTACACGTTGATGGGCAGGGTCGACGGGATGCCGGCCACCATGTTCCGAGCCCGCAGTACCGCCGGCACGCTCAGCGCGTCGCGGCGCGACACTTTCGCCGATGAGAGACCGGCCAGTTGGTCGAGGAGGAACGGGTCGGCGTTGAGGCTGAACCCGAGCTGGAAGCCATTGACGCCCGGCTCCGACCACTCCTCGGCCACCGGCTCGGTGCGAGCCCAGCGGCTGTACCACGCCATCAGCCGCCCTCCTTGTTGGGCTCGGTCGGCAGCAGCAGCTTCCGGGTCCGGGTCCGACGCCTCGGCATCGTCATGGCGGCCTCCAAGGCGAGTACGTCGGCGATGCCTGCGTCGATCTTGCGGGTGTCCATCTTCACGAACACATGCCGGGTGCGGCCATCGTCGGCATCGGCATTGACCCTTACCTTTTTGCGGGCCATCGCCAACACGTGCCGGGTCGTCGTCTCATCGCCATCATGGGTGGACGACTTCTCGGCCAACGCCGTCGAATAGCGGTCGCAGGCGGCGGCCATCCTGCGGAGCGAGTTCGTGTCGAACACAAGCACGCGGGCATCCTTCTCTTTGCGGCCAGCGTTCCACCGCAGCGCCCACGTCTCAACCTCGGTCCACCATTTCGCCGGGTCGCATAACATCAGGCCGACGTCGTAGCGCTCGAACGTCTCGGCCACCTTGGCCTCAACCTCGAGGCGCGGCACCCGCCAACCCTCGCGTGCGCCCATCGGCCGTTCCCACACAGCGATCGTGAACCGGTGGCCGGCAGTGGTACAACCCCGCAGCGCTGTGGCGTCGTCGGAGATGCTGCCGTCGAACCCGACACCGATGCGCTCACCCTCGGGCACCACATCGGGCCGGGCAAGTTCCGCCCACCGATGCGGGTCCACCGCCGCCAGCTCGCCCTTGACGAGCTGGTTCAGGTAGAAGCGGCGCGCGTCGGCCGCATCCGTTGCCGGGTCCTGGACTTCGGCGACGATCCGGTCGAGATTGACCCATTTCGCATCGCCATAGGCGATTTTGAGAGCCCGTTTCAGAACCCGCTTCTCTGACAAGTCCTCGACCCACGGCACCTCGGGGCCAGAGTCGTACAGGAGGCCGGCTTCGCCTTTTTCCCACGCCTTGTGGCTGTCCTCTGCGACGCTGTGCTCACCGGGAACGAACGCGTTGGTCGATTCGATCGACCGGCCGCCGCCTTTGCCGAGGTTGCGACGCAACACGGCGGCCAGGCGCCGACCGCCGTTCGAGCTGAGCCACAGATGCGTCTCGTCCAGCACGGCCGCCGTGATGAGCGACCCTTCCCGGCTCCCCGCTGCGCTCGTCACCGGCTCAATCAGGCAGCCGGGCCGGTCCTTTACGAACACTTTGGTCCGGCCGAGGTCGAGCCCGAAGTCGTCAAGTGCCGGCGAGTCGGCGAGCATGGCGTACACCGCCGAGTAGGTGTTCCCGGTCTGGTCCTCGGAGCACGCCGCGATCTGTTCCCACGGGGTCGGCCACGGCTTCCCAACCGGGCGGCCCTTGGCATCCCACCCGTCGAACAAGACGGGGCCGACGAACTCCCCGAGCGCCCACGCCGCCAGCTTCGGCGACTTCCCCCAACCCTTCGACCGCCTCGAAGCCGCCCGGCGGTAAACGAACCGTCCACGCCCATCGACCATGTAGAACCGGACAACGAACCGGGCCTGCTCATCGGTCAGGCGCAACGGCTTGCCGTAATCCGGACCGGACGGCACCCGCAGGTACGTTTCATACCAGTCGAGGAGCTCCCACCCGAGCGACGGCGTGTTCTCGGGAGTCAGGAACTCGCTCACCTACACCGCCTTGAGGCGCCTCGGCTTCACCTGGCGGACCGGAGCCGCCTTCTGCTCGGTGGCCGGCGGCGCCCAGCGGCGGTCCTGCTGGCCCTTCGGTGTGATCCCATACGTGTCCATCTGCAGCCGCAGCTCGGACGCCCGTTGGAACTCGCCCCGCTCGACCTGGTCGTAAATACGGACCACCTGGCGCAGCCCCGGCAGATCGGTCGGTGTCCAGTGGGCCGCCACCCACGAGGCCATCCATGTTGACCATGCCTCCCGGCTCGCCTTCTGCAGACCGTCCGGCGGCTGCGGCACTTCGCCTAGCTGCCAACCCTCGCCCGACGCCGGCGTCCAGTCGCCTCGCTCCGGCTGGTTCTCCCGCCGTCGCTGCGTTTTCGGTGTGGGGCCTCGTCCGGCCATCGGTCAACTCCCAAACCCGTAGAGAACCCGAGAAGCC